AGGAAAAAATAATAAAATGAAAGGTGGCGGAATCGCTATCAAAGGAACTAACTTTAAAGGAGTGTTTTAAATGGAAAAAATAAGAATGCATAAAAAAATGGCTATGACAGGTAAATCACCTGTAGCTAAAAAAATGAAAATGGGTGGTGGAGTAAAAAAAGAAATGACTGTTAAAGAAATTACTCCAAAAGGTAGAAAAGGTGTTTTAATTTACAAAGGTAAAGCAAAAGATTACAAACCTGTTTCTAAACAAAAATAAAGGATATGTTTAAATGGCTACATCAGGAACTACAGCATTTGATTTGTCAATTGATGACATCATAGAGGAAGCTTATGAAAGATGTGGTCTTCAAACTAATTCTGGATACGATTTAAAAAAAGCTAGAACTTCATTAAATATTCTTTTCTCTGAATGGGGAAATAGAGGAGTGCATCTTTGGAAGGTTGAAAAACAAACTCAACTTTTAACATCTGGTACAGCGACTTATAATACTCCGTCGTCCACGAACGATGTTCTAGAGGCATATATTTCAACTGCTATTTCACCAGGGTCTAGTGTTAATGATATATCTTTATCTAAAATTGATAGATCAACTTATGCGGCATTGCCTAATAAAGGATCTACAGGTCAACCGTCACAGTACTTTGTAGATAGACAAACTACACCTACAATTACATTGTATCTAACTCCAGATGCAACAACATATACTTATTTACATTATTACACATTAAATAGAATTGAAGACGCGGGCGCGTACGGTAATACAGCTGATGTCCCCTTTAGATTTTTACCTTGTATGATTTCTGGTTTAGCTTTTTATTTATCTTTAAAATATTCACCAGATAAAACACAAGCTTTAAAACTCTATTATGAAGATGAATTAAAAAGAGCTTTAGATGAAGATGGTCAAAGAACTTCTGTATTCATTTCACCAGCTAACTACTATCCAACGAGGAACTAATGGCACGATTTGCAAGAGGTAAAAATTCATTGGCGATATCCGACCGTTCTGGTCAAGCTTTTCCATATGTTGAAATGGTTAAAGAATGGAATGGATCCATCGTCCATATTTCGGAGTTCGAGCCTAAACATCCACAGCTAGAGCCTAAAATATACGGGGGCGACCCACAAGGGCTCCTGGACGCTCGACCACAACAGTTTCCATCAGATCAAATTGGTGGTGGTAATATGGTAGTGACTGCTTTTCCAGTCGATGGTCAAAGTGATTCTGCATTTTCATCAGATGGTATGAGACCCAGTAGAAATATTAAACCAGCAATTGCAATGTATTTGTCTAAAGTAACCGTGGAGATATCATAATGGCTATTACCTTTTCAGAAATGTTAACTAAAGTAAGAGATTACACAGAAGTAGATTCTAATGTATTAACCGATTCTATTATCGAAGGATTTTTAACTGATACTGAAATAGGAATATCTAGAGCTGTTGATGGTATGGATGTAGACCGAAAATATTCTACTTCTACGTTTGTAGCTAGTAATAGATATTTAAATTTACCTTCTGATGTATTGTATCTTAGATCATTAGAAGTATTTGATTCAAATCAAACAGGAACCCCTAGAGTCTTTTTAGAAAAAAGAGACCAGACTTTTATTGCTGAATATTCACCAGAAACAAGTCCAATCTCTACAGGGGTGCCTAAATATTATGCGTATTGGGACGATAGTCCACAGTATATTGTAGTTGGCCCTGCACCTGATTCAGCATATACGGTACAAATTAATTATATAAAAACACCACAGCATTTATCTGCTTCAAATACAACTACGTATTTATCAACATATGCAGAAAATTTATTATTCTACGGTGTAATGGTAGAGGCATTTAGTTTCTTAAAAGGCCCCGCAGATATGTACAATCTATACAAAAGCCGTTATACTGAGGAATTGAAAACATTCAGTATCTTACAAAAAGGATACAGAAGAAGAGATGATTACAGTGACGGGGTGACTCGAATACCATTGGATTCACCAAGTCCATAATTAAAATTAAATAAGGAGTAACAATGGCAATAACAACAAATGCAATAGCGAATTCTTTTAAGAAAGAACTATTAGAAGGAAAACATAATTTCACACAAACAACTGGTGATAAATATAAACTAGCTTTATACACTTCATCTGCAACTTTAGGTGCATCAACAACTTCATACACAACTGATAATGAAGTCGGAGCATCAGGTCAATATCTTGCAGGAGGTGGAGCTCTAGCAGTTGGATCTCAACAAACATCTGTAGCATCAGGTGTTGCGATCGTCGACTTTGCAGACCGATCGTTTACAGGTGTAACTATTACAGCTAGAGGTGCATTAATTTATAACACATCAAACTCAGATAGCGCAGTTGCTGTTTTGGATTTTGGTGGTGATAAAACTGCAACAGCTGGTACATTCACTATTCAATTCCCTGCATTCACGACTTCTGCTGCTATTCTAAGAATTAGCTAAGGAGTCTTTCATGTCACAATCACCCTGGGGTTCTAATAATTGGGGCGAACAAGCCTGGGGTGATAATGGCATTGATGTAACATTTTCTGCCTCATATGGTTTAGGTGCATGGGGTGAATTTGCATGGGGCGAAGGTAATTTAACCGACGCTCTATCTACAAATACAGGTTCAGTAACTATTGGGATCAGTGTTGGTGTTGATGTCACTGGTATTCAATTAACAGGATCTGTCGGCAGTTTAATTCAAACTGGAGATGCAAATGTTTTAGTTACAGGTTCTGCTTTAAGTATTACTACAGGAAATGAAATTCCAACTGGAGATGCAATTATTACTCCAACAGGAATTTCTGCAACAACATCCGTCAACCCTGTTTCAATAACCGCAGACGGGAATGTATCAGACAATGTAATTGGTATTGAACTTACTTCAGCTGCAGGAACAATGACTGCGGATGCTGGAGCTTTAATTGATGCAGTAGGTCAAGATTTAACATTAGGATTAGGTGATGAAACTGCATTTACTGATGTAAGTATTTCATTAACAGGAATAAATTTAACTTCTGCTATTGGGGATGAAACTGTTGTATTAAATACTCCTGTAGATGTCACAGGCATTGAATTAACTACAGCACTTGGTGAAGAAATACCTGCTGGAAATGCGGATGTTTCAGTAACTGGCATCAGTTTAACTTCAGCAATCGGAGATGTTGATGCGGTGTCCATCGTCCAGGTTTCAGGAATAAGTTTATCTGCAAATATCGGATCCGTTACAATATCAGCAAATGCAGATGTTTCGGTAACTGGACAAGCCTTGTCTACAGGTATTGGATCAGTTATAGTGACTGCATGGGCTGAAATAGACCCTAACGTAAACCAAACATTTACTGAGATTACTACAGGAGTAAATCAAACATGGACAGAGGTTGATAAAGCCGCTTAAAAAATGTATAATTATAAAATTATAAGGAGCTAAAATATGCCATCAAGTTATAGTAATACACTTGGATTAGAATTAATGGTCACAGGCGAAAAGTCTGGACAATGGGGTGATATCACAAACACCAATTTAAACATCATTGAACAATCACAAGGTTATTTATCAAAGTCAATTGCAGGTGGAGTACAAATTACTCCACTTACAATTACTGATGGATCAACATCTACATCAGACGCAAGAAATTTTGTAATTGAATTAACAGGAACAATAACTGGAAATCAAACTGTAACAGTACCAGATGGAATTGAAAAACAATATGTTGTATTTAATAATACAACAGGTGCATTTACAGTTCAGTTTAAAACTGTTTCAGGCACTGGGCCTACGTTTGCAGCAACAGATAAAGGATATAAATTTGTTTATTCAAACGCTACTGATATTGTTGATATTGCTTTAGCATCACCTCCAGGAGGATCTGACAAACAAATTCAATTTAATGACAATGGTTCTTTTGGTGGAATCACTATGGGAACTACAGGACAAATTTTAACTACAGATGGAACTACAGCATCATTCCAAGATCCAGCGGCAGGTGGAACTTCTTGGCAAGCAGTTAAGACTGCAGGTTTTACAGCAGTTGCAGGCGAA